AACAACGAGGCTTGCACCATCCTTTTGATAGATGGCAATTTCAATCACGGCATCTTCTTGGCTTTCAAAATTACGGATAGAGGTTGATTGCACGATGGCATAGGGTAATGTTGCTTTTGCATCGGCTTCTTCGAAGTAGCAAGTTGTGACGGTGTTTAATGCCGTCATCAAGGCTTTTGTGAAATCACTTGTCATGAATAATCACTCTCGCTTACTAAGGATTGGCATGTCAACTCGGCAACATCGCCATTTTTGAACACACGGATTACACGATACTTTGTGCCACGATGGGTTAAATGTTCTTCACCGTTGTAACCTTTTGTTGCAAAGATTTTCTCGGCTCGTAACCCACTGGCTTGCGCTTGATAGAACTCATTATATCGAACGGATTTCTCGTTGGCATAAACGACTCGGTCTGTTAAAACATCGTAAGGGCGCTTGTAGTCATCGTAGGCGACGGTTTTCGCATGGAGGGTAATAACATCTTTCCACATGCTAATCACTCACTAGACCGCTTGAAACAAGCAAGTCTGATTTAAGTTTGTCGTACGATTTTTCGTAACCCTCTTTATCTTTGTTCTCTAAACCGAAGTAGGCTTTGCAATAACACGCTACTGCTTGAGTAAGTAGTGGGTCATCAGCATCCATCATTTCAACGATTAACCCTGATTGAGATAAGTCGGCTTTGCAAGCATTGATCAGCAGTTGTATTTCCGTGTCGTATTCCGTTCCCGGTACACGCAACATTCCTCTAATGGTAGATAACATAGTCAACCTCCTTTAAGGGAAAGAGGGGATTGCTCCCCCCTTATAATGCTAAGAAAATCTTTATGACTTGACCATTTAGAGCGGTGTTCAAATCGACGGTGTTCTTTTCGATTTCATCAGCGTCGAACACGACTGTCGGGAATGTGGTTTCACGCACTCCATCAGCGGTTGCACCTAGCACGGCATTATAGCCGAGCATAAGTGGTAAACCTAACTTATCTCCGATGCCGACGGCAAAGGTTGCACCTGCTTCATCTAACTGAGGAATAGAAACGGATGTGACCGTCTTGAATGCTTTAGCTCCGACGGTTGCTGCGGTTGCGTTGGCTGCGAAAGCGAAATCTTCACTGATCACTTCACCGGCAAAGTTTGTACCTGTTACGGTGACATTGCCCTCTGGTACGCCTGCGGTTGTTCCACCCGGAGTAACGATAAGATTGCGAGGGTACGGCGGATTAGCCGTAACACCTGCGTTTGTGACCATGACTGCTAATGCTGAACCGGCAGTGGCTGCAAGAATGGTGTTTGTCGTTGCTGCGATTGCTTGTGCAGCAGAAATATCTAAACAACCGATTTTTGTTTCGTCGAGTGTGACACCGAATGTATCAGTGCTTAACTCTCCTGTATATCTACCCATGCGACTAACCTAAGGTCGCTTCGGATTTAACAAATGCTTTAGGAACTGCGATGTCACAATCGAATACACAACTTCCACGGAAATCGATTGCGTTGTAAGCGAAGCCGGAAGCATCCGAACGTTCAACAACAATATCTTCACTCAAGTTAGCGACTACTTGTTTCAAGTCAGCAAGGAAGATGTCGTCGTCAGCGGCGGAATTTGTAAGCAATACTTCTTTACCGATTATGTAGAATTTGTCGCCAACTTCTCTGACTAACGGTGATTTAGCGTCGTCACGAAGAGAATAGACACGGTTGAAGAATGTTTTGTGGTTCATAATCCATTTAGCTTCTTGATAATGTCCGCCTGGGAAGTACGAAACTAATTCAATGATCTCAGCAGCGGTTGGTGCAGCGCCTGCCCAATCGACACCGTTAGTTCCGTCTGACCAAGTTTGTGCTGCGTTGACACCTTTAGGTTGTGCGTCGCCTGTTCCATACAGAATATAACCCTCAACCTTTGCAACGATTTTGTCAGCGATTTTCTCTACAAGTTTAGCTTCGAATTTGTCGATGGCCATTTTCATTAACGATTTAGAAAAGCGTACAAACTTCACGATTTCAAATGCGTTCAAGTCAATTTTTGACCATGTATCCGGTGCAGCATCCATCAATGCGTTTTCTGTATGCAGTGCAGCGTCGGTGTTTGTTGCTTCGATTGGTACGGTGACTGCTCCGTTAACACGATACAAATCTACATAATTCAACAAGTTTGCTTTTTGTTCAATTAAAGCGAAAATCTTTTGTGCAGTAACAACCGGGATGACAGACGTTGCGTTAGTCATTGCAACACTACGTTTTTCTTCTTCGGTCAATGCGATTCCCATGTGGGACTTTAACCAACCTGTGCGGTACTCAGGTAGTGCGGCGATTTCTCTAATTTCCATGTTTTTTCTTTCCTCTTTCTTTTCAGTGTGAATGGGTTGTGCAAATTCTTTGGCATCGGCGAGCATCTTTTCACGCTTCTCTGCGCTATCGATCAATGCTCTTTTTTCTTCTTTCAGATTGTTTATTTCGGTTTCAATTGCGTTGAGGTCGGCATCTTCTTTTGAGATTTCGTCACGCAATTCAACCATACGTTTTTCAATTTCTGGTAAGTTCATTACAAACTCCTTTCTATGTCAATAAGCAATTCCAATCGTTTCTTCTTCTCTTCTCGTATCCGCATCTCCATGCGTTCCTTGTCAGCCTCCGCTTCAAAGAATGACCGAGCCGATATAGAAGTCTGTTCATATGCCGGGAATGTTACAACACTCACGTCATAGACTTTATCTACTTCAAGGATTCGACGAGTGCGTGTTTGCTTGTCGTAGGAATCCTTGCCAATAGTGAATGAAAACGACATCCTGTCGTATATTCCGTTTTTAATATCCGAATACATTGCCGGGCCTTTAGAACTCTTGTAAAGTTCTGCCCTTGGGTAAACGCCATCATCTAGGATAGGAAGTTGAAGTGTGTTGTTCCTTGTCCTTGCACCCGGTGTTCCATCGTGATTTTCAACGAACACAACATCACTCATGTCGGCTTTGTCAAACGCATGACGGTCAACGACTTCGTAATACTCGATGCCGTCAATCTTGAATAGCATAGTCGGTTGTTCAAACACGACCGCTCTTCCCTCAACGATCATTTTCTCTTCATCGGATATACCAAACTCAAATGCTCTATACTCTCTGTTCTTCGGTGTTATCATCTTTCCCCTCCTCGATTTTTAATGGCTCTTCCATTGCTTTATCACTCAACTTATCGACCTCGACATATTCACGGCGTATGAAATATGTATCTCCGTTAGGCACTGGCGCTAAGTTGAATATCGCTAAGCCTTGGTTGTGTGTGATGAATCCTCTGTCGAATAATTGTGTGACTACATTCAACTTGGTTGAGTTGGATGCGTACTGCAGACGTGATGATTCAAAAAGAACGGCATAACCGTTCTCAATGTCTTTCTCTGTGAATAACATCTTGGTGACAACTTGACTGAGTTGAATTAACAACGGTTCGATTTGCCCCTCGTAAAATGCGTTCCATTCATCCTCGTTGTAGGAGTTTTGCAGTATCTTCTCATTCACACCGAAGTAGTTATATACATTGGTTCGGATGTGAGATGATTGGTCAGCATCCACGATAAACGGTTTGCTCTCGACTTGTTTCGCTTCGGAATATTTGTTGTCATAGAGGAATAGACCGCCGTTGTTTTCGTATGACAAGTTCATATCACGGATACGGTCTCGTTCTTCTTTTAATTTTTTCGAGTCAGTAATTACGGTGGCAAGTTTCATCATGAAACGAATCGTTGCTGATTGCTTGACTCCCTCGACGATTCCTTGGTTCTGTACGTTGATCAGTTCCATTGTCGGATTCATTGCACTATTGGAATCACCGTAATAGTCATCCGAGTAGTAATGATTCCGCATGATGCCGACTCTTTGAAGTTCGATGACTTCCTCACGTTCGGCGGCGGTTCCTGCTCTGATTTTGTATCGGAGGAAATCCGTACCGTCGATTCGCACGATTTTTGAGTCCTTGGCTCTTACCGGCCATAGACCTGTTATCTTGCCGTAATCACGAGCTTCGTAAAGTGGAATGACAAAGCATGTGTTTTCCGCCTTGAGAATTGTGAATAACCGATATAGGAATTGTTGGGATGTCATCAATCCGTTTGGGCTATTCTGCAAGACTTTCTCGAACTTGCGATACTTGGCTTCGCCCAAGATGATTGGGTGTGCCTTGGATGCGTTATTGGCTATGGAATGAATCGCTGCCCTCGTTAAATCCATTTCATAGAGTCCACCCGAGAAACTGGAAAACGATGGAGCGTACACCGTGAACGATTTGAACTGTTCATTGAGCATCCCCATTTTGCGTACTTCGGTCAGACTGTTTTTAAACTCTTTCCATTCCTTAAAAATTCCCATTACTCTCCTCCGTTCCATGCGTGATAATCTGACATATGGTTGATGTAAACCACATACGCATCAATCAGTGATACCGTTCCGTCAATTCGTTGCTTGACGTTTTTGCCCTTGACTGGGCGGATGTTTTGATTTTGGTCTTGTGCGATCGTCGTATTGGTCAGACACCATCGCAATATGTCGGTGTTGTT